ACCAAGAACACCCCCATTAGGTTTGCCGGGTTCCTACCTGTACAACAGGAGTATACCAACGGCAAACACTTGGAGGAGGAGCACCGCTCCTCTTGGCCGCGGGAGTCCAACCCGCGAGCCCAGTCCCTTTAGAAGGGACTGCCATACCCTAGGATCATGTCGACGCCTAGGGGACGTCCGCTACGCTCCAAGTGGTCGTCAGCAATATCGGTGTTTCCGATAGTGTTAACGAGGCACTTGAAAAGGGCACGCGAACCATCAAGACCGGATTCCGGAATGATGGCCCGTACTCTCCAACCCTTAACCAAAGGAGTATGGAGAGATGCGTGCATTTTGTCGACCTGATACAGGCCGGACTCATGCACACGCCCCAGGACAGGAGAATCTTCGGTAACCCATGGAAAACGGCCCAAAAGGCCGACCAGAAGGTCATCAAGGATCTCCGTGAGAGTACGAAAACCAGCTCTGTAGAGATGGTTTCGCGTCTCAACCGTTGAGATAACGGCGTCCACGTCGCGCCGTGATCGAGGGAGTTGCTTCCGGAACTTCACGACTGAAACATCGTGGCCCTTCCAAAACTCCTTCCCACAAGACTCTCTGAATTCTCCAATCCAGAAGGACTTGTGTTCGTTAACTCTGAATCCGAAGATCCAGAGCCAGCGAATCACGGTTTCGGCACAGTCTGTAGGGACAATGATGTCGTCCCCATAGACTCTCACCGTGCCAGACAGCTCTTTGAGAGAGCGTCTGGTCGGAGCTAAGCCCCGACAAGATAACACTGCCGTCAATGCGATGGATGCAAATATCATCGCTTCGATCGGGAATGTCATCGCGGAGCCCATTGACGCGAACTTCTGGAGGGTATGAATCTCTCCAGAAGGGAGCTGAACTCGCCGTGTTCGTGCGGCTTCCACTGCTTCTGAGAAGACAGGGAAGTTCTCGAACAGAGCTTCGACGAGCCAGTTCGCTACGGAGTCACTAGCATCGCTTAGATCAAGCGTTGCAAGCGACCCGTCGGAAGATCCAGCACGAGCCAAGTCCTGGTTAGGGACTTGATCGGTGAACCCAATGAAGCTGCTGGAAAGGTTTGTGTGACCTTCCCCTGTTAAAGGGGATTCCAACAGGTCCACAAGCGATGAAAGCATCGCCTGCTGCACGAATTGCATGCAGGTGGGTTCAGCTGCGATCAACCTCGGTTTCGTAGCCGTCTTCGGTACAGCAACCAATCTTGACGGTTGCTCTACCTCGGGCCCCAGGAACCTGACGGATGATCTATCCGACCAATACCTATGGTTGGCCATCCCATACAATTCGTATGGGAAATGCGGCTGCAACCGGGTATTCCAGGTCGGGAGATCCCACTTCCGATTGCCGTTAAGGCGATCGGATGTGCGTCCTGGACCATGCTTCGGTGTCAGATCAAAGTAGAGTAGCTCACTCTCCAGAGATCTGAGGGAATCACCGAAAACAAGGTCCAGCGTCCTTCTTACCAGACTGAGGGAGCCGCCCTGAAATAGAGCGTTCCCACGGTCGTCGGTAAAGGGCGCATCAGGTCCATGTCGAGTTCCACGTACCTACCGATTGCTTCAGTGATGAGGTCGTCGGAGCAAAGATCTCGCTCCTTCGAAAACATCAAGCAGAGCTGTCGAATCGCCCTGATAGCCGTGGCCATCTGGGAGATTGTAACAGCATCGGAGGTACACCTCATAGGAGGTACTACCGCGAATCCATCAACGATGGAGGACTCGTAGAGGTAGTTGCTTAGCTCCAACACCGGGTTGAAAATGATGCTCATGAACCCTCCGAGAAATTTCGGGAGTCCATGCCTGGGAATGTCCACAGCTCGGCTAGAGATGTCGTCTCCGTCTTGCTCGCTTGCGCGAACAAGAAGGGTCAGATGATTTCTCTGCCAGCCTTTGAACATCTCAGGTTGGAGCGACCCAAGTTCAAGAGACCTCTCAAGGTCCTTGGCAAAGGTCGGCAACGTCTTTGTGAAAAAGGCGTCGCCTTCAGATTCAATCCGACGCGTGACGCTGATCGCGTCACGCGTGGTGTCGACCGAGCACTGCGCACCGAGTTCATCGAGTGCGCTGAGCCAGATCTCACTTCGGCTTTTCATTCCTGCTCCTTTCAGAGCGACGGAAGTCCTAGCCATG